ATAAAATGGATGGTGTTGGCGTAGTCGATGATGTCCTGTCAACTATGATATCTGAAGATATTAACAAAGACATTATTCAGACTCTTATAACCGTTTCGCGCCGTTATAAAGTAGAAGAAATTTCGCCAAATGGAATTCTGGATTTAACCACTAGCACTGACGCCCCGGTTATTGGAAGAACTCTGTACCAACAAGCGTGTGAAATGAAAAATCAGATGCTGAGAAACACATCGTACGAAGCGACTTATGTTCTCTGCACAACTCGCGTTTCTGCTATGCTTGAAGCATCTGGATGGATGTATGCGAACGAAGATCCTCTTTCGGCAGGAACTCTGCGCAACGGACTGAAAGTGTATGTTGATACGGTATCGGCATTTGACTATCTGATCACTGGCTGTAAGCATTACATCAATGATATTGAACATGTGGGTTCGTTGTTCTATTCACCATATATTGAAGCAGATGATTTAGGTGCTTATAAAATTATCAATGACTCAACATCACTACAACCATCTGTTGGCATTATGCTTCGGTATGGTTTATCCATTAACCCGTACACTACACGTATAGGTCAATCTGGTGAACGTAATGTAACAGGTGATGATTGGGATAACTTGGTAGGTCAATCTGATATGTCATATATGTTAGGTGTGAAATTACCCAGAATCATTCCGGTGTAATCTGGTCAATTCGCAAATTGCAAATACAACAAAGCCCCGACTCGTCGGGGCTTTTCTTTTATAAAAACAATTTGAATTTAAATCCTTTTTCGTATTTCATCATAAATGACGTAGGAGATTCCTCTTCAGGACTGCCAAATACTTCGATAGTCAAAATTTCGCCAGGATTATCTTTACACCATTGGCGATAATCGTGTGCCAACTCCCATCCGTAGCGTTTTAACATAAACAAACGGGGCATATCACTAAGATAACTATTGGTTGGCCAATTTATCATTGGCTCAACTTCAGGGCCACATTCACCACGTTTAGTGTTTTCGTTGAATATTTTGATGATTTTCGCAGCAAAATCACTTTGATTTTCCCACTGCTTGATAAACACCATATACTCATCATGTACTATAGCATTTTCAAAACGTTTAATGCAATTCATTTTGTATTTTTCTCCAATTGATAAATTGCTTTGCGCAAAAGTTTGACTTTCATATCAGCGGGGATATGCTCTTCGTGAACAAATTGGTCAAGATGAGCCTTTTGGCTGTTTGCACGAGCAGTGACAATTACCACGTTTTCCAACGTGTATCCGACTTTGGGGTTTATGCGCTCAATAGAACGGCCATGGTCTTTCGGGAAAACAGTACCAGTGTATGCACATTTTTCGACTTGCATCAATTCAACAAATTGTTGAAAAGTTATACGCCACTCTAGACCGCGCTCTTCGCAACTTTTTACTTTAACTTGATACGGTTGCAAGTAACGCTTATTTACACTGAAGAAAGCCATGTATTCAATTTGACGAGCAACTTCATCTCGCTCAGCTTGAATTTTTTCTTCAATTTCGGTGTTGCGTTTCTCTCGGAGAATTTCAAAATGATGCTTTTTGACAGGTTCAGGAGCTTTGACTGAGGCCGAAGCAATAGCATTGTAGCGTTTAAGCATATCCATTCTAGATGACATTTTTAATACTCCGTGAGTTTGGTTTTTCACTATGGGAGCATTTTAACCAAACTCACGGAGAATGTACATCACTTTTTGTTGAATTTGTTTAGCAAAGCGTCAAGCTCTTCTCTTGTTGGCCTAGTAGGCATGTTAGCCGAGGCTCTAGAAATCTCAAGTGATTTCTCGGGAGTCAGTGTTGACGGCAAAGTCTCAAAAGTTTTGCCTTTAGCGCGATTCCGAACTTTGAAGCGACCATCATTTTGATGCCGCTTAGGATTCACAAAGTGCTTCCGATACACTACCGGCTCTCGGGTAAGAGCTTCCAGATGATTATCACGCATTTCATCAACTTCTTTGACGACATTGATGACATTTGTCGCACGAATATCATACATTTTGGCGATTTGTACGAATCCGTGCTTCATTTCACGAAACATGAAATGCACTTGTACCTTTTCGGCTGACGAAAGCTCGGAAATATTACGCATTTTCTTCTTCCTTTTGCTCTTGAATCCAAATATTCAGTTTGGCATTTGCGAGATCTCTTTGCGTATATTTCATTACGAATACCTCATAGTGACTTGAATTGGCCGCGAACGCATCGACTGTGGGAGTCGGGCACCCTCTTCGATTTTGAGAGTGTCATTTCCGTTTTCATCGGTTCGATCTTCTACCGGACAAATAGAATCAACGTAAGCTTTGATGCCTTCGATAATTTCTTCTTTTGTCTTTGGCACTATCGCACCACTGATGATATGGTCCGGACGGTTTGTTTTGAAATTGAAGTAAGTTGTCGTGAATTTCATCTTTCTAGTCGCTCAATTTACCAAATGGAATTTGTTCAACAAAAGCCCAGGCAGCATGGTAAACCGTCGCACCTGGCGTTTCAGACATAAAGACCGTGTCAACTGGCGCAATAACTCGAAATAGAGTTGGCTCGCCACCAATAGAACGAGCAGCACGTCTTGCATAAATCTTGGCTAGGCCGCGGTCTTTGGTGAAGAACACACGATCCAAGTTCTTTTTCCGGCCCTTCTCGGAAATCGTGTCCGTTGCTTCAGGCGGAAGAAGCATATCACCTTTAAGACCAAGTGTGCAAGAGCCATGATAAAACTCGACATAATCGTCTCTGCAATGGATTGTTCTCATAATATGCTCCTTGGTAGATTTGATGGGACTATCATAACACATAGCCCCACCGTTGTACAACTATTTTATGAAGTGTTGACGCTGGTTTTTGATCAACCGATCTTTGATTTTTTCCGTAAGCAGACGAACTCGATGCATTTTGCCCGGGTCAGCTACGTATCCATGTTCAAAAATCACTATCTTTGAATATTTGTCGTTATGTTGTGTTTCAGAAAAAGTAATCGGTAATGCTGAAGCATAAACGAATGAATCGACTGAGGCATTGAGCAAAATTCCGCCAGATGAGATTATGGAAATTGCAGCTCGGTCGTATTCGCTTTTTGCAATTTTTACAAATTTTTCGATGTCGAATTCTCGATCATCAGCAAATCGAACATACATCGAACATAAAATAGCTTTAGTGTACCGCTGTGCTTTGTTGTAATCGATACCGTCATCTGGATAGTCACGCAGTTTTGCAAGATGTGCAAGAGCCATTTTCTTTTTGAATTCGCGTCTGAGTTCAAGCAGAGTATCAATAACGTCACGCAGATTATGACCATTGATGTTGAAATCGCCAAAATGGTTACGCAAAATCATCGGATACATCAGGGAATATGACGATTCCCATATCGGGCCGTCAATTGCAACTGGATAAGTCGTTGCAATGTACATCAAATCACGAAATTGGATTTGAAACCTCACATCACGGTTCTTGGCGGCATGACGAATTGGCGAATTTGGGTCAGTGAACATTTTCTTGGCATCAGCGACAAGCACTTTGCCTTCGATGGCTTGACTATTTTTCAAAATCGCATTTTCCAACGCTGATTTCAGCATAATTTCCTCACTTTTGATTAGGAAGATTCCTTAATTATTCGGAACCTTGTGAATTGCCCAAAGTTGGCAAGGCCATCATAACACGTTTTTCTAGAAATGTAAACAAAAAGGAGCCCGAAGGCTCCTTTTACTTGGTATAAGCAGATGCTTTGTAAATGTACCCATTGCGGGATTCTTGCATCAAGCATTCGCCGTATTCCTCCACCGCTTGGTCAATCGAGAAAGTAATGATTGGCCAAGGACTTTCTGCAGGTGTTTGACGCCATGTTGGATTCGCTACCATCCAGTCATGCACCCAGTACGGAACCCACGAGAAACTCGAGTTTTTGAAAGCCAAGGGGTGAACGAACCAATGCTTTCCGTCAAGCTCGGGTACTTCTTCAACAGTCACAGCACTCTCGGCCGCGAGAACAACTGGCACAGCGCCATCGTCAGCAACAAGAGCATATGTCACATTGCATTTTACAGTAAATGAACCGGCCGAATCAAAGGTTTTGCTAAAAGTAGTTGATGTTTCTCCGCTTTGAACAACGTCGTCAACAAGCCATTCGTAACCAACAACTTCCTTTACTGTCTCATCCCCGCTAAAAGTAACGGTAAAGTCAACATTGCTACCTTCCGAAACGGATGGATCAAGAGGAGAGATAGAAGCAGTAATTGCCATTGTTTTTTCCTTAAACAAAAGAAGGGGTCATTGACCCAC